TCCTGGTGCTGCTATAGCAATACCTATTAAAACTGCTCCTAGTAATACTTTTCCAAGACCTCTTCCAGCACCACTAATAACGGGAATAAAATGTATATCCTGTTTTCCTACGGGGTGGTGTATTTCTTCTTCATTTAAATCATAATCGCCTACTTTTACTTGATAATAATTTGGGCTCATAAAAGACTCTATACCTGGAAAATTATGTATTAAAAAACTTACTGCCTTACCTACTGTTTCAGCCTTGACCTCGAACTCTTTATGTCCGACAAACTTGGCTAACTCTCCATACAGCTTTACTTTACGAAGCATAACGTAACCTCTTTCCTGTGCATTTTAGCAACCACTCAGAATATGGTTCTCTACAAGATAGTCTATCGGTTAAATGATGAATTACATCTCCTTTAAAAAATAATGCTACATGATTTAATCCAGGATTCAAAATACTCATAAATAATAAATCTCCATCTTCTAAAGGTTCTTCTGGTCTTAATTCTCTAAAACCTGTTCTCCATGCACACCTCTCAAACATAGGATCTTTTAGAAATTCTTCTGGTGTAGTTGGCCTTTGCCAATCTCTCAATTCAATATTCTTTTCTTCTTTATACCAATCTCTTACTAAACTCCAACAGTCTGTTATACCCCATACCCATTGACGACCTAGAATTGGTGGTTTGTATCCACAAGGTTCTAAATATGCCCATTGCTCTGTTTTTGGATTTACGATATGCCAGGGTAAATTACTTTTTTCACAACTAATTTTATCTGCCTGGCTAGGTGTAGGTGGAGTTATTGGGTGACTATGCACTACCCCAACTATATCTCCAGCATTGTCCGCTTTTACATAATCTTCTGGGTCGATAATGAAACATTGATGATCTGTCATAGACAAATTTCTACAAGGAAAATATCTTTCTTTACCTTTTATATTTAACAGCAAACCACAAGATTCTTTTGGATCTTCACGTTGAGCATGGAGTAGTGCTTTATATTTCCAAGTCATGTTTATCCTACAAACGTGCCAATGGCAGGAAAGATCGAGCGAGTAGCTTGACGACCTGGAATACGGACTCCAGCTAAATCCGTTGGAGCAGCTAGTTCAAATTCAACAACTTCTCTAGTTTCTGTTGCTTTTCGGTCTATAGAATAAATTTCTTGAGGAAACTCTGCTGTGTTGTCTGCTGTAGCATTTGTTCCGTCAGCAAAATTAACAGCATCAATAAATTTAGCTAGTGTTCTAATTCGTGTAACTGTGGCTCCCGTCAAGTCATTACCAGTTGTTGTTTCATTTACAGATAAAAGTATTGATGAAATTAATCCTGTAGCGTTACTGATAATTAGTTTTGGCCTGGGCAGTTGTCCTTTTTGAAACGCAAAACCTGATGCTTGTACAGGAAATCTAAGATACTCATTGCCAGCCCATACTATTTTGCCGTTAGCGTTTAAATTACTACCAGCATGAAATCTATAAATTGTATTTGCACCATGTAATGCAGTTGATAATTGAAGCGTAAATAGCTCAATAATTGCTGATGGATTGATGTCCTGTAAACTGCTAAATATTTTTGAATTTACTGTCATTACGATGCTGGTTCAAATACTTGTCTAAAAGTGGCCTGTATTGTAGCTCTATTGTTATAAGGTATTGATTTACTCCAGTTTTCGCAAACAAATTTAAAGTTTGAAGCAGTTTCTTCGGGTAAAAAACCTTCAGCAAAATCAAAACTATCACTATCATTTGCACGAGCATCTAAAAATGTTTCGATAGTATCCGCATCTGTTTCTGATACTTCGTAAGTAAGACTAAATTCTTTTGGATTTTGATGTTGTGCCAAACCAAATAAAAGTCTATGCTCATACCCATCAGCAAAACGAATAGTTCTAGTTAATGGTTTAGATTTTTTGCGGATTCCGTAAGTAGGTTTTATTGAAGGGAAAGTAGCCATTATGCAAGTATTCCTCCAGGTCTTTTCTGTTGTATTATTTCAGATTGTACCGCAGCCGAGATAAGACGACCAAGTTCTCTTCCCTGCTCTTCATCACCTTCAACAGAAGATCCAGAAGCATCTACATTTACCACTACATTTGTTGAACCCATTGGACTAATTTGACCACCAGTAGCTCCAGGAGTAAACATCTCTGGACCTTTTTCTCCTACTAAGTAAGATTTACCTCTTTGGGCATAACCACCATTAGCAAAAGAACCAGCAGGAAATGTGTTTCCATATCTTAAATTATCAGCAGCAACTAACTCACCAGTTGTGGGTAAACTTCCTCCTCCACCAAACATTGAACCAAGTCCACTAAATATCGAACCAAATAATCCTCCACTACCTAATGTTCCTCCTGGATTGCCAAATAATGCCATGTTAAATGCAGCATCAATTAATTTATTCAATACATTGTTAAGCATATCTCCCAAAGTAGATGTACCACGGATAAGACCCTGTAGACCATCGGCAACATCTGTGGCAAGTGATTGACCTAATGATTTGAACTGTTGCCTTACCATCTCGGCTTGTTGTGCCTGTTTTTCTAATAAATTATTCTGTTTTAGTAAATTTTCAATTTTATTTACATCTAGTTCCTCTAAGGTTGCTCCATCTTCAATCATTTCTTTTATCTTTGCATCAAGTTCTTGTGCTAATAAAACTTCCTCATAATTACCATCAATCTTTGCTTGTAATAAAGCATTTTGTTGTCTTACCTTCTTCAACCTAGAATCTTCAATCATATTTATAGTTGTCTGTCTTTCTAAACTTTTTCCTACCAATGCAAGCTCTTCCCTTCTAGCTTCTATTTGTGCTTGTATTTGATTTTTCTTATCTTGTGCATTTTTCGCTCCTGATCTTCCACCAGATGAAGTAACACTTGCTAACTGTGCTTGTAAAGCCTTTAATTCTGGATCTGTTTCTGCTCCCCCTACAACCGCAAGTCTGTTTGTTTCGGCTCTTGCTGCATCTACTTTTAAAGGATTGGCAAGTAAATTTAATACAGGTGCTAATGCTGCCAACATTTTAGTTCCTAAAAGCTGGAAAGCATTTCCTATTAATCTGCTAGTTTCTCCAAATTCTTTTAAATTCTTAACTCCTTTTTCTCCTATCTGCTGGTTCATTTGCTCAGTTACGGCTGCTAGTGCAGCTTGTGTTCCCTCTGTCTTTTTGATTAACTGTATTTGTTTTTCTCTTTCTGTTCCGTTTGCTCCTAAAGCCTTAGTCAGTCCTTCAACATCAGGAGTTAATCTGTTAAATGCTTGACCTAATTTTGCTGTTGAGGCTTGTAACTGCTGAAGTTGAGTTAGTGCTGCTGTAGCAACTAGACCTCCAGCAAAACCTCCTGTTTGTCCTCCTAACTTTCCACCAATCAATCCACCAGTAAAACCAGCAGCAGCACCTAGTGGTCCTTGTCCAAATAACAATG